GCACAAAGCCCTTCCATAACAATCGGGAGAAGGGCTCACCCACTCTGCTACCAGAGGCAATTAAACAAAGAATCCCATCTGCCGAATGGATGGACAACCCTTTCGCATGGGACAAAGCCAAGTTCATTGCGGACACGGCTGACTGGCTCTACGATGTGTACGGCATCGGGTCGGCGCAAGACCGCCACGTCCTGACCATGCTGGCCAATCACATCGAGGTATACGTCAAGTGCATGGAAGGTCTGGCGAACACCGGCGTAGTTACAAAGTTCAACGGCGGCAAGACGGTGGGCCTAAGCCCCTACCTGACCGGGGCAAACAAGGCGACGACAATGGCCATCCAGCTAATGAACGAACTCGGCCTGACTCCCCGCTCCCGACTGACCGCCACGAACAAAGAGAATGAATCGGAAGCCGCTAGATTCATGCGTGGACCGAAAGGCTAATGGACTGGACAGACGGCGTCCGGTACGCCATACAAGTCGCTAAAGGTGAGATCAACGTCTGCCGGGACGTTCGCCTAGCATGTCAAAGATTCATAAACCAATACGAGAATCAGGGCTGGCAATGGGTCTTTGACCAAGACTTCCCGCAGCACGTTCTGAATTTCATCTCCCAGCTACGACACACAAAGGGTCATCAGGCTGGGCAACTTGTCGTGCTTGAGCCGTGGCAGATTTTTTTCATCTGTGCCGTGTACGGGTTCAGAGACAAGAAAGACCACAGCCGCCGGATGGTGACGGACGTTATTTTGTTCATCCCACGGAAGGCTGGCAAATCAACTTTGACTGCTGCCATCGCTCTCTACGAACTGGTCTGCGGCGAGGCCGGGGCAGAAGTCTTCACGCTGGCGACAAACCGAGAACAGGCGACGATTGTTTTTGATGCGGCGCAGGGGTTTGTTGAAACCATGCCCGGCGACTTCCAAAAGTTCTTCACCCGGTCAAAGTACGAAATCAAACGGGCTGGCGACTTGCAGTCAATGTTCAAAGCATTGTCCCGTGACACAAAGAAAACCGGGGACGGCAAAAACCCTTCGACTGTTATCGTGGACGAAGCGGCTCAGATTGTTGACCGGAACTCAATCGAGGTTCTTCACTCCGGGATGGTCGCCCGTCAAAACCCTTTGCGTATCTACATCACGACGGCCAGCTTCACGAAGGACACGAAATTCCACGAGGACCTTGTCATGTACCGGACGATGCTGACCGGCGAAGCTACGGACAACCCCCGATGGTTCGGTTTGCTGTACGGGTTAGACCCGCAAGACGACTGGCGTGACCCGGCGACATGGGCAAAAGCCAACCCAATGCACGGCATCTCTGTCTTCGAGGATGCGATTGCACAACGGGCAGACGAGGCAAAGCACAAGCCAGCAGCCCTCAATGAATTCCTGTGCAAGACTCTCAACATCTTTGTTTCTGCCAACACCGCATGGCTTGACCGGGCGCAATGGGATGACCCGGCCGCAATCCTCAAGGAACCCCGCCCAGAAGAACCGGAAGCCGTGTTCATCGGATTCGACTTGGCGGCGACCCGTGACTTGAACGCTGTCTGTACTTTGAAGCGGTACGGGGAAATGGACTACGACGCCGAGTGGCAATTCTTTCTGCCGGAAGCTGGCTACGAACTAATCCCGAAGCATTATCAAGACATCTTCCGAAACGCTATCCAGTCAGGGATTCTTAAACTGACGGAAGGCAACGTCATGGACGACCGGGAGATTTCAGAGTACATCAAGCATCAATGCAGTCTTTACGATGTGACGGAAGTGGGCTACGATGCGTACAACGCTGCTTCGCTGGTTGCCCGCTTGCACGACGCTGGCATTCCTGTTAAAAAGGTGGGGCAGGGCATGGCGGTGCTGAACAATCCGTCAAAGTACGTCGAGAAGCTGATACTCAACCAGAAGATAAAACACGATGGCAATCCATTCATCGGGTGGCAACTTGGGAACTGCGAAGTGTACGAAGACGTGAACGGCAACATCAAAGTCCGCAAGAATGAAGCAGACAAAGCCGCCAAGGTTGATGGCATAATCGCTTTAATCATTGCCGCACACTGCAGCCTTGACAATCCATTCACGTCAAACAGTTTTGGTTTCAGAAGTTTCTGACATAACCGCACGAGGAAAACATGGGAATCCTAGACATTTTCAAAGGAAAAAAGACGGCTCAGGCTGAGTCAAATACCATGTTCGGTCAGACCCAGCTTGGCAACAATGTTGTCTATCAGGGTCAAGGTGGTCGTCAGACGGTAAGCCAACAGCTACTCTACGTCACGACATCTAGCGTGACCGATGCCGGACGCACGGTCGACATGACCATGCTGTCCCGCAATTCGACAGTCATGGCTTGCGTGGGCGTGAAAGCCCGTGCACTTGCCCAGCTTCCCATCAAGATCATGTACAAGATGGACGACGGCACATTCGTCGACGCCTTGCAGTCTGAAAAGACTTCCACCCGTGAGAAGACGAAAGCGAAGCAAGTCCTCTCCCTGCTGCAACAGCCAAACAATTTTCAAAGCCAGTACGAGTTCTGGTATCAATGGTGCATGTGGCAAGACCTGGCCGGTGAGTGCTTTACCCTTTGGTGGCGCAAGAATCAAGAAGACCCGATGCAAACCCCGGTCGAGGCATACAATCTTGATGCGACGCTGATGACGGTCAAGCTGACCCCAGCCCGGTACCCATCCTATGTCCTGTCAACTCCCAGCTATGGATTTAACAAAGACGAGCCGCTGGCCGCTCACCAAGTCATGCACATCAAGGAAGCCGCATGGCAAGGTGCGGCAGGTTTTAACAAAGGCATCTTGGCCACGGAACTTGTTGCGCTAGACCAAGACATCGACCTCTACGCCAACTTCATCATGCTGAACGGTGCAAAGCCGTCCGGCATGTTCACGACTGACTCCGTCATTCCTGACGCCAAGTACAAAGAGGTCGCCAGCCGCCTCAAAGAGGCATGGTCAAATATGGTCGGCTCTCGCCAGCAAGACCCCAGCAAACCCGGTCAAGGTATGCTGCTCTATCAGGGCATGAAGTACGAACCGCTCAAACCGCTGACTCTACAGGACGCCGATTGCCGTGCGCTCAAAGAACAGACCATGAAGCGCATTGCCGGTTTGTTCGGTGTGCCCCCGGCCATGCTTGGCATCACCGACTCGAAGTACAACAACACTCAGACGATGCTGGACGAATTCTACAAAACGACCATGTACCCTATCGTCATCAACCTCGAGCAGAAGCTGAACATGCAGATGTTCAAGGGCTTTCCAAACCTCTGCGTCCGCTTCGATACAAAAGACTTCTTGAAGGGCGCACCGCTCGATCAAATGAATTTAGTCGTCGCCGGTGTCAATGCTGGTATCCTGACCCAAAACGAAGGCCGGGAATATCTGGGGATGCAACATCTCGAAGGTGCTGATACACTTGCGGCAAAAGGTAGTTCAAGCCCCGACCCTATCCCCGGCTCGTCGCCGCAGGATACAGGCGGCGGTGGCGGCAACCAGACACGACGCATGAATATCGGCACGACATGAACCTGACAAAAAAGTACATGACGGCACTTGCTTCACAAGTCCGCAACGATGGTGTTAAACTGCCAGCAAAGTCAGAAGCACCCCCGAAAATACAAGACAACAATCAAGCCATTCACAACGGGGTTATAAATGAAAAACCTGACTCTCATCTGCGAAGCAAAGCTGGCAATCCCAGCAAACGCAAACGAAGCCGCCGGGGAACCGACGGGCAAGATTGAAGCCCGGGTCACTACGTGGGGCGCACGAGAAGGCGCAGACGGCCGCAAGTTCAACTATCAGCCGGAAGGCTTTGCAGACTGGGCGGGTACGTTCGCCGAAGCTGGCAAACCGCTTCCGATGTTTCTCAACCACAACGACATGGGCATGCCCATCGGTGAATGGAACACCGTCACGTTTGATGACGAAGGCATGTGCATGGAAGGCCGTCTATATCTGAACACCGTCGGCGGCTCGGATGCTTACACCGTAATGAAAGAATCGCCCGATATGTTTGGTGGCGTTTCTGTCGGCGCATACGCCGAGGAATATCAATGGGTCAAAGAGGACGGCACTCCGATGACCGTCGGCTCTGACGACCCCTACGAAGACGGCTTCTTCCAGATCACGAAGGGTGGTTTGCGTGAAGTGTCTGTCGTCATGTACCCGAACAATCAAGAAGCCCAAGTCACGAAGCTGGAATGCTTTGATGCCGAAGGCAATCCCAACCCCAGACAGATCGAGAAGGTACTGCGTGAGGCAGGGCTTTCAAAGAAAGATGCAACCACCGCATCTTCAGTTCTCAAGAAACTGCTCGAACAGCGTGACGCTACTGCGCCGAATCTTGAGATCGCCCCCACGCCGAGTGAGTCGGATGCGGTGGACGAAGCCAGCATTCTTGCCGCTCTTGAAGAACGGGAAGTGCTGAAAGCACTCAACACCTACCTCTAAGGAAATCATCATGATTGAAAAGATCACAGAAAAGCTGGACGCTATTGAAGCCGCTGCTCTGGCCAAGGTTGCCGAAGTAACTGAAGCCGCTGCCGCTCAAGTCGAAGAAACCAAGGTCGAACTGACCGAAAAGTTCTCGGCTCTGGAAGCTAAGATTTCGTCGCTGCAAGCACCTGCCATCATCAAGCCGGAAAAAACTGTCCGTGGCGATGTGAACAAAATGGTTCGTGAGCAACTGGCCGACTTCCGTGCAAACGGCAAGGTCGAAAAGGAACTCAAGATGTTTGAGTCGGTTGACCAGTACGAAGCATACATGCGTGAAGCATCGGCTCTGACGGGCTCGGGTGCTGGCGTTGGTGGCCGCACGGCTTACGACCCGGTCTTCCACCCGCTGCGTCTGGAAAACCCGCTGCGTGGTGTTAGCCGCTCGGTCGCTACTGATGGCGCAACCTATCAGTTCCGTGCCAAGGTTGGCAACGCTGGTGCTGCTTGGGGCTACAACATCCAGAACAACGGTGCAGCCACAACTGAAAACACCAACATCTGGCAACTGACCCTGCAAGACTTGAACGTCCAATTCCCGATTCGTACAGCAGCCCTGGACGACATCGACGGCTTGGAAGCCAACGTCGTCGACGACATGCTGGCCGAGTTCTCGCAAGTCGAAGCTCAATCGATGATTCAGAACAACGACCAAACCGACACCCCGAACACCTACGGTGGCACGAATGGTCTGCGTGGTCTGAACCAGTA